TATCTGTTGAGATAAGCAAGTTTGAAGAATTCAGCGTGTTAGCAGACACAATATTGCCATGCACCGTTCCTGTGAGAGTTGTTACATTACCATTACCATCAACGGTAATCTTATCATTTTTGAAATAGGAAGCACTTAAACTTTGACTTGCCCAAGAAGCACTTGTTGCTGTGTCCGCATTTCCATTCAATGAAGCGGTAACACTTGTGGCAACAATGTTAGGCGTAGTAATTTGGTCTGCCGTAAGATACGTTTCCGAAGTATTACCTAAACCAAGGTCTTGTAATTCGGCACTGCCGAAGGTATCAATGCCGTATTGTGGTAAATTCGGCGATTGATAGGTTTGCGCTACACCCGCATTATCAGCATAGGACGCTGAAATAGAACTGGATGCCCAAGATGAACTATTACTTACTAAAGGCATTGGTGCCCAAGAAGCACTCTTAGCATAACTTGCTGATAGTGAAGCACTTGACCAACTTCCACTTGCCTGATATTGTTGAGGATACAAATTCGGCACATAACTTGCTGAAATAGATTGAGAAGCCCAAGAAGCTGATACAGCATTATTCACAGGTCCATCAACATCATATCCTTCAATATAACTTGCAGTAGTTGCAAAATCTGAATAATATACAAAGATTTGATGGCTTTGACTTATTGCAAATGAAGCTGTATCTGCCCACGATGAACTCAAACTTCTACTTGCCCACGAAGCACTTGCTTGAAATGTATCTGGTACCCAACTTGCACTCAATGACTGACTTGACCAAGAAGCACTTGGATTTTGTGTAAATGGTGCATATGAAGCACTAATAGATGCCGATGCCCAACTACTTGAGTTACTAACTGTAGGCATAGGTGCCCACGAAGCACTCAACGATTGACTGGCCCAAGAAGCAGAAGTTATAGAAACTAACACCGATTGAGTTATTTGAGTAAATGAAGCAGTATCGGCATAAATGGAGTGATATGATTGACTTGCCCAAGAAGCAGATTGAACTGAACCGGGCGACCCTTGTAGTAAATATCTTGCATCACTTGCCTGTGCTGTATAAGCATATTGCCCTTGATTCTGGAGGGTGATTGTATTGGATACATTTACATTGGATACGATACAATCAGAAGCATTACACGAACCACTTGGCCATATCTGAAATGGGGTGGTTTTCAGTTTGCCCTTGAAAGTTATTTGATACGGCATTTGTATCAATGGAACTGTTATACCACTTATATTTGTTATTTTATAAGTAAGAGTATCAGCAACCACAAATGAATCCTGCCATCCAACATTTTTCCATAATGGTTTAATGTTTAGATAGTTGTATTTTAGATTTGTTTGAGTTGTAAGCAATGAAACACCTATAAGATTTTCTAAATCAAAATATACATTGGATATTGAAGACGTGATATAAGAACCACTAACAATATTGGCACTTGCTGTGTTTGATGAGCCGGGAGTGTTGATATACCAATCATTTGAAGAAGTTGGAGTATTAAACTCAACTTTGTAAATATTATCAAATATGTCCAACGTCTCTGGGGCGTATCGTTCAACAATTGGGTCACCTGTTACTATTATAGGCGATGAAGGGACTGTTGGATAAGTTACCGGCAATATTTGGAATGAACCTGTCGTCAGATTACCATTCAGTACATTGAATGGATTAACCAAATTGCCGTTAGACAACCGGAAACTAAATAATTGATTGCTCATTTTTGAACTTCTTCTGTGATACCTCTATCACGTATAATAACTATAAAAACATTTACTCAAAGGGTATTTTCTTATTACATATTACCAAAGATTGAGTGGGCACTCTTCTTCTTTTAGTTGCGTCTTTGCCTCAACAAAGCATAAACAGGCATCGCATTTTGAGAAATTGGTGAGACCATTATGGTTAGCATATTTCGGGTCTTTATTGCGCGAGGCGTGCTCACATTGACGGCATATATCTCTGCGTGCTCGTATGGTATCCTTATCGGCGATACCAATGTGTAGCAATACTTTGCTCAACCCAACAACACCTTTGGCTATAGTTGCCGGCGAATAAGACGCAGTATGATTACAGCAAGGCATATGACTCTCAAATTCCAAACTCCGCTGATTCTCCATAAGTATAACAATCTGCCGTGGCAGGCTGCCCACATTGATAGGTAGGTGGTAACAACCAACAAGGCAGAACTGCACTTGAAGTAAATGGTGGCGCTCCCACGGGTACGCTGCACTCTGCCTCTACATAATCTGCTGGTCCCATTTCGGCTACCCAGAGTGGGTCAAGGATATTACCTACGGGGATGCCTTGCCATTGATGCTTGTGGTCTGGGTTTGGCATTGTGAATATGTTGTTGAACTTCTCAACAGAACCAGCGGGTAACATTGCCATCGAGGGGGGGGCACAAGGATTTGACAAAGCGTTGCAACTCTGTGTGCATTGGAAGACATATGAGTTATCACATATATTAGTCAACCAACTCAAGTAAACGAAGTTGCCAAGAGAAGCATTGGTATTCCACGCTTGGTTGGGTGCTCCGTGACTTCTTACATAGTTGCTTGCAGAAAATGGTTGTGCTCCCGCATACGTGAAATGAGTAGAATCTATGACCGTTACCACTTTACCATAATCCCCCGAGTTTCCAAACTCGGCAGCATTTATGAAATCTACCACGTCCCCATTTGTCAAGTAAGGTGCGGGTTGAGACAAGGTTACGGTCACTGTACCTTCTGCTAATGACGAAGTAATCAATTTGATCCAACCACAAATAGGAGTAGCATTTGGATAAAATGCTCTATCAGCCCCACAAGGTCTTGCATAATTGATCGAAGGTACTATATCTTGTATCGCCACAAACTTTTGCATATGATACACCCCGTCACTGAAAATATAACTGAAAGCACCTTTGGTATAAGGTGACGGATGCAATTCATTAAAGTCCGTCCAATAAGTTGCCCAAGGTGGTATCATCGGAAAAAAATCACTATTCCACTGACCAGTAATGCCCCCGCGATCATACGGTATAAGGAAACTGTAATAACCAAGTTGAGTATTTGCTGACCCCGAACCAAGCAGACCATATCCTATAGGTAGAGGTGCTCCAAGGATTGCTCCCGTATAAGTCCCACCATTCAATGTTCCGCAATTTCCCCATATCTCAATTCCCGATTCCGGGTTGATAGGTGAAGGCGCTTCATCGCGTTTGACCTCAACCGTAATCGTACACGTATCATCTGTCCTCCACGGCAGCAATAGATCACTAGACATGTCCCACGTATTGGCGAGAGTCACACAGTCGGCTTGCACGTCTGAGATACTATAACCATCTGATAGATAGCCGTTGAAAGAAATACCACCCCTCCAAGCAGTACCACATAAAACTTGGTCGCCGGGGGAGGACATTCCATACCCAAACGAAGTAGATGATAGGTTAGCACTTGTTAATATCCAACCGTTAAGACCAATACCACCAAGCGCCCATAGGTCAACAAATGGGCATGTATTTGAGCCGGTGGGTTGGTTGAACCCAGCAAACCCAGCTTGACCACAAGCGAACCCCATACCTATCAGTGAATATACTAGAGGCATCGGCTGTGCTGGACCACTAACCAACATCCAATCATCTATACATTGGAGTGTGGTTATATTACCGCTATTTTTATCGACTAAATATTCTCTTACCCAATTCAGCGTATAAACCGTGTCTGGGACTGGACCAAATGCGTTATCTGCGTTTTTTTGTGACATGCCACCAGTAACAGAACGATAACAACGTAGATACCTCGTAGGAGCATCCCCACAATCCCCCGGACAACTGCTGTACGGAAATGAACCGTGATGGACTTTCTTTACTCGCACTGATTTCCAACCGCTTGCAACAGGTTGACAAACACTGGCGGTATAGTAAGAGCCAGAACCACTTGCGGTTATCCAACAATTGCTTTGTAGTTGACTCGAAGAGACGGAGCAGGAGCAGGGTATAGTACTATCACCATCTACGGGAGCTTGGCAGATACCACCAACAAAATCTTGAGTAACGTTTTCGTAGATTTTATATGAGGAGGAAGAGCTTGTGTTTGGATTTCCGATAAATTGACCACAATCACCAAATGAGATGTATGGTAATGCTACACCACCATTGCAAACTGGACGCAAACTCTGAGTCAGGAGGGACATATAGTTCATTTATGGTTGATATGGAAGATACTCTGGCAAAAAGGCACTTCCACTGATATACGCCATTACATAGGCAGTTGCTAAAGTTCCATTAGGGAGACACATATTCATTGCTCTCATGCCGATAGGTAGAGCATTCCAAAAGGTATTATTAGCTGTAATTTGTGAGTTACTATAAACCGTTACCGAAGCTGTATAGCTGGTCGGTATTTCAGGATATTGAGGCCAATAGACGTTATAGCTATTCCAACGCGTTGACTGAATAACATCATAAGGAACGCCGCCGGGATATGCTGGAACGATATAGTTGCTGAACCAAGTTTCGTCACAGTTGCCGGGCGGAATATAACCAACGCAAATAAACAAGCCGGGCGAAATTGGAAATGTTTCGTATCCACTATCAGCGGTTGAACCAATGTCCAAAGGAGTACCTGTTATATCAAGATATACTTTATCAGGTCTTACTCTTACTATTTGGTTGGGGTAATACTCCATATCGCTATTATAGTCACCCACATATTTGATAGGCAAATGTTCATCTACCTTATTCAAAGATATTACCGCTCCCTGTGGAGTATAATCCACGCGGATTCCAGAACCAGCAATAAGGTTATGGGCATTAAGGGAACCAGCAACCCTATTTCGCCAAGCACTGGATTTATTCTCAGTTAGCGGTAAAGGATTTATCCTATTCTGTATCATATTATGTTATGCCTGTATAGTTTGGCGGATACGGTGTTGGTTGTAGCGATGGAAAATCGCCAATAGGTGAAAATCTATAATAAAGGTCGTCAAGCCATTCATCAAACTCAAAATTCTGCTCTATACGAACTTTGGTCGGCGTCATAAACGTTCTAATAGGCACACCAACCAAATATCCACCAAGGGCAAAAGAAGTTGTGCTATCCTTGTATTGGTTATCTGCTAATGATTTTGGCATAGCATAACTAGGAAGTAATTGAGCAGTTGTTACTGGGTCTGGATTGAAATATTTTATCAAATCTTGGCGTGAAATGATAGGATTGACATTAGAAAGCTGAGCTGCTGCAGGCGACAAAATCTGTGTGTAATAAGGATTAGCGTCATAAGCATTTGGGTCTTTGATAGAGTAAACCGCCACACGCTTTACATGAATGATGGTTGACTGAACCGATGTTACGCCCGACTTCAAGTGGTTTAAGAATTGAGAGGCAATGGGCTGCAAAGCAACAAGTTGTCCTAACTGAGTTGGTGTTAGCGTTGAGTTATTCAATGGGTTTACCGTGAAATTTACATGTCCATATACGCCATACTTCACTGCCTCTTTGATTACAACTCTCACCCAAGGCGGAACCGTATATCTTGCTGTATCGTTCAGCAAAGTAGAGTTTGGATAAGTTGTGAAAATACCAGCATCAAATATGTCTCTATTGACAACATTTGGCGTAATTTCCCATTGCACACGTTCATTCACCCGATTATCTGTATCAGCGATTTCATCGTATGGCACTGTAATAGTTATGGAGTAGTTTAGCCCCGGCAATTCTTGGATAGTATAGGAATAGTTTTGGTTTGCTACCCATAAAGCTAAATCATAAACATCAGCCTTTATTCCTACATAAATTTTTTCTGTGCTACCAAGCGTTGTTGCGGAAAATGAGGATTTTCTTGGTTGCAATACTAGTTGCCCCAATGGAGCACCCATAGCAACAAATGGGTCGTATGGGTTGGTATTACCAGCCAATAAGCTTGATTGATATGTCGCTATGTCATTTCTTTCTATCATATTATAATCCTGCTCCTTCGCTTTCTCCGCCACTGTCAATATCAGGCGTTGTGTTTTCCACAATCTGTTGCAATAGTTCAACCATTTTGCTATTTAACTGAATAATTTTGGATTGAATGTCTGCACCAAATACACCACCGATGGCTAGATTTTTACTGCCTGATCCGCCGCCAGTTCCACCTTCGCCCAATCGGCTGAGGATACCTTGTCTTGTTGGCGGTGGTCCTAATCCCCCGCTAAATAGGTCTGAGCCAGCTATGTCTGCGGCACCTATACCAGCAGCCGAATAGCCAGCACCAGCAATACCCATAGGTCCAGTATATTTATCAATACCTCTTGCCCAAGCTATAATTTCCCGTGGACTCATCTTAACAAACATATTCTGTAACATCTTATTGCCACCTGAGCCCGTCTTTACCCAATTCAATATTTCAGGAATGCTCATGGTTTTGAGTGCGCTTCTTATCGTTGATACACCTAGTGCTCCCACTCTACTTGCAATACCTGATAATCCTGTTCCACCAATACCACTAAAATTGGCTGCTGCTGCGCCAGCTTTACCAGCTAATGTCTCTGCTCCTACTACACCTGCCGCACTTTCAATTCCTCTAGCACCAAGGCCCGCAGCCTTTGCCCAAGGACTAACTCCGAATGTGGCAAGTGTTCCAAGACCTTCACCTGCACCCGCTCCTTCTCTTTCCGCTTCTGTTTCAGGTCGTCCAAATGGTTGCCAATTGCCAAAACTAACAAGACCCGGCAAGAAGTTGCCGATGCCTTTATACATTGATTTGATTCTTGTCTTACCTTGTGCGGTATCCTGTTTCCAAGCATCCTTTTCAGCTTGTCCGCCGAATATAGCTTTAATTCCCAAGAAGGGATTTCTTATTGCAGCAGTAGCAACAGCAACTAATCCATTTACCATCTTAGCAAAACCGTCAACAATGCTCAACACTAAATGGATTGGAGTAGCCAAATGGTTGACGATGGATTTCAAGTCCTCTTTTATCAGCATCATGCCTCTGGTCATAGCAAGAGAGTCTGCCTCTGAAACAATTTGTGATTCGTGAGCAGCCTGATATTGTGGTCCATTTCTACCATTAGCTTCTTTACCTAAAGCACGTATATCCAAATATGCCTTGGCTCCATAGATTGATTGCAGTGCTCCTTCATTGCCGTTTCCACCGCCTGCCAAGGTCTTATAGAATAACTCAGAAGTGTTCAATCTATTTGGGCCAGTTAAGTCAGAAGGATTGATTTTTAGTGCATGAAAACTTTGTGCTAGTTTCACATTGCCGTTGGCAGCTTTGGTGGCGGCAGCTTCAAGTTTATTGTAATAATTATGTATCTTATCAACAGACACCCCTGCCCTTTCTGCCATTACTGCAAGAGCTTGATATTGTTCTCCCGTCATTCCAAGCGCACGAGCGGTTTTTTGTAGCTCAGTTGCCCATTCACCTGTTCGTCTTACCATTTCTTCAACAGCGACAACACTGAATACGCCTTTGAGTTTATCACCAATACTTTTTTGTAGTTCATCGCCTAGTCCTTTAGCTTCACGTTTTACATCTGCTATAGAACGTAGCGCTGAACTATTTTCACCTTCAATCCTAAATTTTAGCGAACTTACAGCCATTTATTTTGCTTTCTCTTTTATTTCAGAACGGACCTTAGCAGCATATTCCGAAGCTTCTTTCTCAGATTGGATTTGTTGTTTGGTTTTCACCGTAATAGCTCCATTCTTGGCTGCGAACGTTGTCCATTCCGAATATATTCGGCGCATAGACATATTCATAATCTCTGACTGGCTATATCCATATTCATTCTTCATTACAGCATATAGATTTTGCATCCAATCAATACCGCTTGGTGGAGAAGGTGAACCCCTCTCAACAAAATTTGGCATTGAATTGATATAGTAATTCAGATATTCTTTTACCTTATTTACCTCAATAAAAATATTCCAATGATTTGTCTTATGAATATAATTAGCAATATTTTCTTCTAACACTGCTCTTGTTATATCAAAAAACTCTTTATCATCAATAAGTTTTTGGTTATCTTCGTATGAGTGCCCACATACCATTATGAGTAACAATATATGTCTAATAGAATGCTTATAATTTTCATCCGGGTCACTGGAGATTTCATCTGGATACAGCTCTGGTGACAATAAAGGAGAGGAATACTGGTCTAAGAAAGTCCAGTGGCCCAATGAAAAAGGGCGAAGCTCTACACCGCAGACAACATGCGTTGGCGGTATAAGCGTCTCAGCGAAACTATTGCTTTTTGTATCGTCCATAACTTTACCTTTTCAAGAGAGGACGGCACCTAATAATAGATGCCGCCCCCCATTGAATAAACCGATAAAGGACGACACTTAGGCGATAGCGTCCCACGACATGCAAGTCACAACGATTTCGGCATCACCTGTTGCCGTGCGTCTTTCCTGAACACTTTCAACTTTCCAATTTGTGTTGTTGATATGGTTATTAGCATCAATAGCATCTATGATGGTAATAGGGCCACCAACTACAGGCTGGAACTGGCTTGTAACTAAGTTACCGTCAGCAGTTGCTGTATTAGATGGAATGTATGTGAATGTGCCACGGGACTTGAAATCATACAGCGTTGCAATGGCGGTATTGCCCAACTGATTTGGGTATAAAGCCTGTGCTGACTGACGTTCATGGTCAATGTTCTGAATTAAACTATTCACTCCGAAAGCTGTGCAAGACACACCATTGGTTGACCAACGGGCTTGTAGGCCGTAGAAGTAATTTGTATTTCCTGCGAATGTAGGCATAGTATTTTTCCTTTATTGTTTAGTTGTTTGGTAATGGGCTTCCGCTAAGGCTGCCACTAAGGCTGCCAATAACACGAAGCGTGTAATCTGAGATTAGAGCATCTTGGTTTACTGAGTGCTTTGTATCCAACTTCTGAACGAATTGGCTCACGAAACTATGAGAGATAGAAGCTGAGTTTAGACAACTTTTCAGATTTGGATTACAAAGAGCATTGAAAATATTAGCTGATAAAGAACCCAATGATGGATTGCTTTGACCGGATATTGACCCCGATACGTCAGCCGCCATTTCTTTTACACTTATCTGCACCGTCAAATCAAACACATTGCTAAATGGGTGCGTTTCTGTGGCGGTGTCGGATGAAATGAATACTGCTGGTGCTTGTAGTTCCTCAATATTACCTATGCCAGTATAATACGAAGCAGTTGTCTCAAGCGGATCGCAAGAGCCAATCAAGTAATCCGTTATGGATTGCTCGGCTGCGTAGTTTAGACTGACAAAGCTACCTAACATACAATGATTAGATTAGCTCTGTTGGGCAAGCCACTGAACGCTACCGGACGTTGGCGTTGCTACACCTGTTGGCCAACCACCGGTTACTTTTGCATATAAACCAGCAAGTGAACCACTCCAAGGCGTTACGGTTTGTGTTCCGGGATTTAGAATTGCTTGAGTATTTCCACCCGTAGAACCTGTAGCAATGGTAATTACACTTGCAGAATACTGCGTATCATCATTTACCACGCTATACAGGATTATATCCGTTAGTGAACCAAGACTTAATGCTGTCCAAGCTACTGAGCCAATGGTCTGTGTTCCTGCAATGAAATTGCTGGACGTTGTTTGTAAGTTTTGATTGCTTGCTAGGGTGGTCCTTACATTATCCACCGTTGAATTTACTGATTGATTTATGCTTATGCTATTTGCCATAATATTGTTTTCCTTTATTGTTTATTTTACCGAAATCCCATTTTTCTATTAAATTCTTGATGAACAGGATTAAATTTTCTATCAAGATAAACTCTCATACTTGCTACTTCTTTATCTACAGCTTTCTGTAAGCCATCTTGTTTTATGTTAGCAAGTTCAGCTTTATGTCCTGAATCTTTACCGCCAATGTCGTTTTGAATTTCACCCCAAACTCTGGGGCCACGTTCAATTCTGGCCACGGTAGCTTTACCAAGTTTTTCAAAATTCTTTTTACTCATGGTGGCCTTATCCACCGGTGCCGTTGACTGCCATCTTCGGGCAAAGGTCAATTCACCTTTCTGCCTCAAATATGCTTCTAACATAACAATAGCATTCTTCCACCCTGACCTGACAAAGTTGACCGAAGCCTTTCTTTGTCTTATGAGTTTTGATATAGCTTTCTCCATCTTTGGACCATACAATCCTTTTTCGCCTTTAGCTCCTAATTGAGAATTTATCATAACGGCAGCTAATGGAGCATCATAATCTCTAGCCTTGCCACGCAATTCTGTTTCAATTTTACCTTTATCAGAATGCTTAGTAAGCGACGTAGCATTTCTTGCTATGTAATACAGTTTTGTATTGATAACATCTGCTGGTGCTCTTTTCTGAAATACCATATAGGCATCAAGCACCTTATCAAACTCCTTTGTATCCAATGCCATTGTAAAGCCTGCCGCCATATTACAATCCTCTGGTAATACCAACTGATACTATACGAATTCTTGCACCATTTGTAGTAGCAACTCCATCAGTTCCGTAATCAAATACGGAGTCCTGCTTTACATTTTCTATACGGAATGGCTTGCCATTGAACATTATTCTTTGTTGTGCTTGAGGTATTACGTCACCGGGGAATGTTTCGTTCCCCGATGGGTCATACCTTGGTATAGTAATAGTCAACATCTGTTCAACGGTGAAACCACCCTCAACCAAGTCCCTATTGAATTGGGACAAACTAGCGATACACGTATAGGATACATTATTCCACACAAAGGATGGATTACCAAGTTCGCCTTCTATTTCGGCCATATCTGCAATCATTTCTGCGTGTAATGTTCCCATATCGTTATGCTATTATTCCTGTAAATATACCATTGGTGAAACTTGCCGTCACACCAGCAGCAACATTTACATTTCCTGTTGCCCCTACAACAACCGCAGGAGAATATGTAGCCAATCTTGTTAGATAATCTGCATCTGACTCCGTTGGGTTGATGTCTGGTGGCAACTCATTTGCCCACATTCTTGCAGTATATGCTGCATATGTTTCAGTTGTTCGTTGATAATCCGCGTTTGGTGGATTGCCAGCTTGATGAGCCGCTGCTGTTGCTTGATATAAACTTCCTGCTGTAGCTGCCATATACTTAGTTTCCTTTTTCGATTGTTGACTGCTCGGTATTGCTATACCAATTCGCTTGATAATGCGGATGACTGTTAGAAACAGGGGCTTTTGGTTGCGGCTCTGAAACCACTTCTGGCTTCTTTGCTTCTTTTGCTAGGGCAGTCAATCTTTGTGTATATTCCACATAAGATTCATTTACTTTTTTGTCTTTGCCCTTTGGATGCTGTTCAATCTTATAAAGATAAGCCGCCAATCGCTTTTCATAGGCAGCGTCTGTTTCATTTGGTAGAATATCTGGAACGAAACCGTTACTGGCCATTCGTTTTGCATATTGTTCAAATGATTCTTGTTTACGTTGGCAGCCACAGTTTGGTGGATTGCCTGCTTCGTGTAACTTTCTGATAGCCTGATAATTTGGTTGTGTCATAATATCCTTTTGTTTGCTTGTATAAGAAAAAGAGCCGACCAGCCTTTTATAACTGGCCGGCCCTTCCCATGTGAAAATTCTCTCGATTAGGTTGAGAGAAGCGGAACAATTGCTTTTGGATTTCCTGCGGCTACTCCGTAAAGAGCAACTGCTGCAAGTCTCCAACATGGCACGGATACGTCATAGACGACACGAACCTGCAATGATAGTCTGCTGGTTGGGTCAACCGCTGTGGCGGATTGCACCAGCCCGTTATTTACGTCAACTGGCGAACGCACTGCGAGCACCAATCCCTGTTTATTGCCTGCGATACCTACCAACTTATCGCCGTTAACACTACCGGTGACTGCGGCTCCGCCTTGTGGTAGGGCTGCGTCATAGAAGCGTGGATACATTGTAATGCTATCAAAGTCCATGAGCTTCATGGCTGGCTTGCCATTAGGACCATAGCCATTACCCTGCACTACGGCTGGTGAGCCATAGACATAGGTTGGCAATACACTGTTTACCAAGCTCAAATAGAGTGAAGGATTAACAATCGCGTATCGGCTTGATTCTGGAACTTCATTGGTGTTCAACTGCTTGGAAGCAGCACCCAATGAGAATGAACCACTGACGCCGAAAGCGCCGGTAGAACCTGAGATTGCTGACGTGAATACAGAACTTGTTACCAAGTTAATGCCGTCAACAATGATACCATTCGCCAATTGTTTAATCATTGGCGGGAAGTAAGTGTTTTGCAACATCGTTGGCGTAATTGTCGCCCACTCTGTTTCGTTGAATTGAATATCGTAATCCTTAGTAGCCAAGGTCGCAGTTACTGGTGATGCAGAAGCACGGGACTTTGCCCAACCATTCAAGCCAAGGTCATTCAATGTGCCCCAGATGGTTGTAGGAATACGGGTTGTTACTGATACACCGCCATTTGAAATTGATTCATCGAAATTCTCCGTGAACATTTCTCTTGGTGGCATGTCAGCAATGAATTGCTCAAGGGATTTCTGTGCATATACTGCCAAGAAGCCTTGTAAACTATTTGCTGTGATTGCCATAATATTTTATGCTTTCTTTGTAGTCTCAGTTAAATGTTAAGAAATCCCCAAAGCTTGAGACAACCCCGCTTTGTGCTTCTGATAGAATTGGGTTTTTTCAGTGCCCGATAATGAATTGAATGTTTCCATCAATTCAGCCGGAGACTTACTATTCCCCAAAATTGTGTTTTCTGCTGGAAAAGTTGTTACGCCTATACAAGTTAAAGCTTCATTGACTTTCTGATTGACAGATTTTTCTGTCTTTACCAGTTTATCTTCTAGCACTTTCACTTTCGCTGCGTGTTCTTTCATCATCTTTTCCTTTTCAGCTTCGTAGGAAGCCTTCACATTCATAAAGGATGCAATAGTTTGTTTATAGCTATTGTTCTCCTGTGCTAATGTTGTAATGCGGTCATTGCTATCTTCAAGTTGTTCTTGAAGCGTAGTAATTTCTGCCTGTAGGTTAGATGTGCCTATTCCGAACATAAAAATTCTTATTGGTTGAATGAACTACCGCCAAATGTTTTTATAATGGCATTATTCCATTCTGTTTTTTCCTTGGAAATAGCATTGGTTCTAATACCGAAAGCATTTCGCCATTCATCGGTTGTAGGAAGCGCCATCTTCTTTGGAGTATCTTTTTCGGCTTCTTCTTCGTCAGCTTTTTCAGCTTTCGGTGGAGCATAGCCGTCGTCATATCCCTTGTTGGCAGCTTTCTTTTCGTCGCCATCCGGTTCAACGCTCTTGGCATTCTTTTCATCACCATCTGGTTCTTCATCGCCGTCTGGTTCTGTGTGCTTTGCCTTCTTCATTTTGCCCTTGCCCTTGCAGTGTGTGCATTCACATTCATCATCGGCATAGCCTTCATCTGGCTCCTTTTGATACTTCTCACCCGGCTTCTCTGTTTCATCTTCTGGGTCATCGCCATTATGTGGGTCATCTGGAGTAACATCGCCTTGATATTGTCCGTCATACTTGCCACCGGCTTTCTTTTCTTCTGTGCCGGGCACGCCGGGAACTGCTGCCTTCTTGGAAACCATTTCCTTAGTTAAATCTACCATAGTTGCTTCGGTCTTAACTTCTTTGGTTGCTTCAACGGTAGCTGACGTGGAATCCGTCTTATTAGCTGGAACCACGATTATCTTTACTTTGTCCATTTGCTTCATATTATTATAATATATAGTTTTCTAAAACACCTTGGTTACAGATAAAACGTTTCCATTTTCATCGGCACTAGCACGAATGAAGTGTTTTAATGGATTACCAATAGAATTGAAATGCTCAATTATATTGGTCTGTCTTATCAAATCTTTTTTCTTCATGTGCGGATGGTTGTGGTAAGGCGTATCATATTCATACCAAATATGCTTTTCCTTATCATATCCGTCAGCATCATATCCTAAATCCCAAAATCGTTTTGGTTTATAATTAAATCCCTGTGCATTTAATTTATCAAAATATTCTTTAGCACCCTTATCCTCTTTGGTGGATATTCCTAAGTTTGCTACACGCTGCAATTTAATAATTCTCATTCGTCTTTTGGCATCTTCCGTATGTTGCTTGCCTTTTTCCGTTGCAGATATTTTCTTTATTGTTTCTTCTGTATGATGATTACCCAATATCCACGGAATCTGCCCTTTATTAGCTTCTGATAACTTGTTTCTTGTTTCCACTGATGGTATTCTGCCTTTATTACCACAAGAACGGCACATACGACCTTCACACACCTTTAAGCTATCTTTATCTTTGTGTGTTATCTCTATGCCACATTTAGGGCAATGACGTATATATTGCTTATTTTCCATTGGTTGTTATGTATGCTAAGTATTGGTCCATATCGTCTAACAATACATCTACAAAGCCAAATTTAAGTGCTTCTTCGCCCTCATAACTTAAACCTTCCATATTCGCTTCATCAATTTGAGGGCGTTTGCTTAAGATAGTATCTTTAAATTTTCTATGTTGTTTATCGGAGTCCGCTTGTAATATGGATTTTTCTTTATCTGTCAAACTTCTAAATTCGTGACCCATCATTTTTGCCCATCCGCTTGATGCGATGAACATTGACAGTCCATTTTGTTTCATCTGTTCAGTGGCATCAAGCACAAGACTATAAACACCAACACCGCCCACTTCTGAACTTGGAATCATACCTACACCACGGCATTGTGATAACAACCAGTAGGCTGCCGATGTTGCCATCTTGTCAGTCCATCCATAGACGGGCTTTATATGCTCATCAATGTTGGCAATCTTTCGGCCCAATTCTTCAATGCCACAAGTTTCACCGCCGGGACTACAAAAGTTGAGAACAATATTCTTAACATTTGGGTCTGCTACACAATTGCTTAGGGCATCTGAAATCCATTCAACATCAACAAGACCAAGTGCCTCATCTTCAACTGGTGATACATCTTTAGCTATAATACCATTGACTGTTATAATTGCTGTTGAATCTTCTTCAACCGCATCGGTAAATTTATTGCCGTCCAAATAATCTTCGCCAAAGATTGGAACGTTTGGTTGCTCCAATAGAGTTTCAATCTGCTTGATAAGATTGGTATGGGCGGTTGGAGAAATCAGCATCTTCTGATTTACCAATCGCTGTGCTAGTCTTGATACATTATTGTCCATTGAAAGCTCCTTTAGGTTTTTCATCACCCTGTTCTGGGCCAGCGCCTGCTTGCTCTTGAACACGAATGGTAGGCTTGATACTATCGCTCAATAGAGACAAGATAATGTCAAAGTCTTTGCCCGTTTTCTTAGAAATTCTATCAGCAGCTTCAACAATTCTCATTGTTTCATCTTCGCGTTCACTAATCAATTCGCCTGCTGTTCTGCCACCCTTACTTGAAATATCATTTAGTGACTTGATACCAGCTTTATAATCTGCCAAATCACTTGAACGGGTCCAGCCTTCATCAAGTGTCAAATCGTTTGGGTGAGTAAGCTCAAATACTTGAGTAAAGTTTTCGTCATTATTCTTTGGAATTAAACCGGCTTTCTGTGCATTGGCCAGTGCCCATGCTATAATGAACTTGCCGTGTTTATCCAACACTGTCTGCCTGCGAACGATAGACGACTTGAATACTTCAGCAATACCTGTAGTAATCTTGCCCGTTACGTCTTGAGGCGAATAGACAAGCTGGTGAGGAACACCTATACAAGATAGAATCTGGCTCTCCAAACGCTTTATGAACATCATGGTTTGGTCGGCTGGTGTATTGCTACCCAATGTCTTTAGGTCGCCACCTTGAGCACGAATGTATCTAATGCTTGGACCTTGAACAACTTCAACGCCGTGAATGTCGGGCTGTGGAATCTGACTACCGAATTCAAGTGCTTGAGTATTCATAGCAGCAAGAATTTGAGCTGTTTCCATCGGAGCTTCGCCGCTTGGCGTCTTTTCAATCAGCCCGATACACGATTCAATCTTGATTTTTTCAATCAAATAACTGTCCAGTTCTTGAATTGATAAAGCTTTTAGAATTGCTGGGCCGATGCTTGGCATACCTCTGCCCTTATCAAAAAATACAGGGTCATAAACTAGCGTTGCATTCTTTGCTGAAATTATTTGGTCATTGGTAACATACGGCATATTGGTTACAAGATTGCCAATGCTTTGAACATTGTATCCTATCGCCTTACCGGCCATGTTATAGAGAACGCCATCGCATAGAATGCCATCGCCAAGCGGAGAGTCGTCAGCGGTAAAGATTTTGTTATCCATGCTCAAAGAGCGAACTCTATGTGAGGGAATAATCTGAAATTTTGGAAAGCCATTCTGACTAAAACCATAAATGCAAAGGAAATCGCCGTCCGTATCTAGGAGGCGACTTTCAAGATTCATTACCGTTTGGAAAGGATAGTTGGCGCCTCTTGTGCAGCAATTAGGATAGAAGTCATTCAATAGCCAATCCACTGCGTCTTTGCCCCAAGCGGTATTGTCACCAATGTATTCAGGGAGATAAGCGGTGCCAACTACGAAGTCTGATAAAATCTTTATGCCTGCTGAAACAAATGGTAGCTGTGCGGTCATCTCCCTTGACCATCGCACAACTAGTTCACGGGATACTGAATCCAACCCTTGTTCAGAATCGGATAAAGTATAAAATCTTGGCCGGTAGTTGCCCCACTCCGGATAGCTGTAAATATTCCCGTACAATCCAAGGGCTTGCTTTTTAGGAGCATTGTGGACCAGTTTATCTGCTGGAGAAACTGATTTTCCATATTTATCAAAAAGTGAAATATTAGCTTTCATTCAATACCCATTCTTTATACGACGGTTTTACCCCGTGTAATAATTTCCATACACCCACCGGCTTTAGATTAAATTGTGTATAGAAATCTTGTCTTGTGCCATTGAATACTTCATTAGTAATTCTATGACGAAATTGATAAGTATTCTTATCTAAATGTCTTTTAGTGCCAACCAAACTCAAACTTACTTTCTTTCTTTGCTTATCTGTAAGATGCTTACCAAGCATAGTGCCCGGTTTACCATACCTAACATTATTTGGACCACGCAATTTATCTTTAGTTTCTTCTGTATGCTTTCTACCACCCATTACAGAATAAGCATCGTGACTTAAATTGTATGCTAAAGAATAATCAAGTGTATCAAGAAAACTCTGTTCTACATCAAGCAATTGTTCTACAGGCACTTCTTTAATCAATTCAAACTTGAAAGCACTCTCACCATACTTATTCCAAGCAAATTGAAGGTGTCTATTTTTATGTCTATTACCACGCAATTCTTTTGTATGCTGGGACCACCTATTATCTACATCAGCAGATGAGCCAATGTAAACTTTACCATTTACAGTATTAGTGATAGAATAGATACCTGACTTCATAAGAATTAGCCCGGAGGAGGCGTTGGTTTATTTGCCCACCACCACCAACCACCACCAAAGAATGGCTTTGTCTTTCGGATAAAATGGCCATAAGTTTGAGGGTCAATCTGCTTGAGAGAATACTTACATTCTTGAAGGATTTCATTGGGCGACATTGTAAATTGCTTACGAGCTTCTGTTCCTTCACCCGCCCATTGCATTAAAGTTTTTCCCTCTAAAATTAAAGATACTGCCTTTGCTTGGATTGCAAGGATGGTATCTTCGTCAAGGGTATCAAATATGCCTGTGGGCACAAAAGAGTTATTTGCCATAAATTTATGTGTTTGTTAACAACAGCAATAACTATAAATATCCAGCTCCAAACTAACATTATTTCTTCAAACTACCACTCATGGCATTTATGATATTCTGTTTCTCTATTACATCGCTTGTATAAATGCCTCTCATAGATGCTCCAACTAATGCCATACACATACAGTCCAACCAGTGGTTATTATCAGAATGCTTTATCCATCTTGGAGCCTTTACACCTGTCTTATCTTCAATCCATTCAAGTGATTCTGCATTTAGGTGTTCATCAAAATTCGGGTCTTTAGTAGGCAATACCAGCTTTATATCTGAATTTCCTTCTCTAATATGGAAAAGCATATTCTTGATTGGCAAGTTTGCCCACTGAATAAGTCTAGCGAATTGTGCGTTGTTGATAGACGCTTTGATTTCTGGGGAGAAATATCTGCGAGCAGTATCAGTGCCAATCTTATGATTATAGTATTCGTGCCCACCATCTCCTTTAAGAGCCCACCAGCCGTATAGCACAACCTTTCGGTTGAACACAATAGGCTGACTATGCGAACAGCACTCACGATAAACTTCATCGCTATTATATCCACTATCCACCATTACGCCTGCGGATGGAACGCCCCATTTGGTTTGTAGTGCAGCAACATCTTCCCACTTATGGCAGAATGAGTGGTCAAGCACTCTAATTTCTCTTTGGCTAAAAGAGCATACAACGTAGTATTTGACTTCGTTTTTCTTCTGATAATCAACCGCGATACAGCGAAATAATTCATCCGGCCATTTCTCATCGGGATTGAATGCCGTAGCCAATACTTTACTTGCCTCAATCGGTTGGCTTCTTCGCCAGAAATGTCCAAGCACTTGTTGAGTAAAGATTCTCAATCCATCTGTGGTGCCTATTCGCCTATGTGTTGTAATTGCCTGTAAATACTGAATTACCATTTGCTTGAACGGTATCTTCATGTTCACCGCCGCGGGCCAAACGTATGTGTGGCACTGTGGATTGCCATTATCCCTTGTCAAAATATACTTGCCGGTATCATTCAGATAACGCCTATTAGCTTCTGTGTCTGTCAATGAGCCTGTGCAGTAGTAACATTGTAGTCTTGCTGTCTCTGCCGTTCCTTCATAATCGTAAGAACTGCTATCTGGCAGCATCTTTTTATCCCATACCATGCCTGCCCAACTGCCTGATTCAGTCTCTTTACTCCAATAATAAGGCTGAAAGTTACCACAACAAGGGCATTTCCAAGCCCACTCAAATATTTTGCCCGTCATTTCATCCCATAGACCATCGCCTTCAACACCCGGCTGACTTGTAATAAGCACTTTCTTCTGTGTGCCGTAAGCAGTTGTTCTTGCTTTTGCCTTGGTAATGCTATCCTTATCCCACAACCATACTTCATCTGCAAGCAGATAGCGAATAGTAAGACCATGCAAAATGTTTTCCTTGGCACCGCCCATCTTTATACTCATGTGTGGAAGGTTGATGCCGGTTATGGTGGCACTGAAACGTTTATTATCCAACATAGCCTTTACAGGTGGGCACCGTTCAAGAAGTGGTATCAGTCTTGTCTCAACAAAAGTTTTTGCCATGTCATCTGTCTGATGCAGCTTTAGTACCGGACCTCCATCGTTCACGATAACGTAAGGCAAAAACAACTCAGAAGCCATTGTCTTGCCTGTCTGGGTCGCAGCAATAAGGTTGACCTGCGTAACGTCTTGGTTGCGTAAATCCTTTATCGGCTCAATTAGATACTTGGACAAATTTATATCAAACTTACCTTGCACAGCATAGTTGGGCGGTAAGTCCACGTATTCGTGTGCCCATTCATACACTTCGCCATTGAATGGCGGTTCAAAGCTATTAAGAAATGACTGAACCAGTGATGTTTGTAGTTTCGCTTCCATTTAGCTTTTTAGTAGGTTTCCAATCGATCATATCGTAGTTTCGCCTGAAAGTATCAATGTTTATTTTTGGATTGCTTGTTACAATCTGAACGGTGTTGAATTTAGTTGCAGTAGCTTTACAAGTATCTCTCCAAGCATCGGCCTCATTCTTTATGATTGCTGGTGCTTCATATTTCTTTATTTGCTTTTTCATACGTTTATCTTTATTTCCACTTCTCCATTTCAGCATTTATCAGTTTGAATACCTCCTGTGTGCTCTCATCTATGATACGTTCATAGCCTGTGCATTTAGATTGAAGCTCTTGCCTTTGTTTCTTGAGCACACTTGAAAGGATTACACCCAGTTTGGTAAGAAATTTCTTTATTTCAGCAGGGTCAATTAGTTCTTCTTTCTTCTGAGCAATGGAAAGATCACGAAGCACAACGTCACGTTTAGCAATTTGAGTTTTGTAGTATTCAAGTGATTCTTCAGCATCCGCTTCAATCGCTACTTTGTGTGAAGTAAGATATGGCTCCAATTCAGCCCAACAAATTCTACTGCTTGAACGAAAGCCGGGTGCTCCCATCTTCTTTGCTGCCATCAAAACCTTCTTTGGATAGCCTGTTTGTGCAGAGCATTGTAACATTGAAGTAAAGACGGCGGTATTGGGAACAACACTGCCAGAACTGGCAGGAACTAAACTTGAGGAATCTACATTCTGAGCACACATTTCATGCCATAAATAGATGTGCCATTACCAAACCTTATGATTATAGCCAAGCAATAACCCATTTCCATCCCCAAATCCCCCAAAACCAACGCAAAACGCATTGGCATCAATGCCATCAACGCTGGCATACGTGTTTCAGTGCTCAAGTTTTCAGCGCATAGACAAGAGC